TGCTTCGTTGATTCTTTCAAATGTCTTTAGAGAATTAGTATTAATTTCTAAAAGCTTCTTTAAGGAATTAGATATGGAATTGTTAGTGTTCATATTATCTTAAAATATCTACTTCAAATACATAGTTGATTGGATCTATACAAACCAATTCAATGTAAGGTTTAGTCGTTATTAACTGTGATGGGTCGATGTCAGCGATGTTTATCCAACCTCCAGATTTGTTAGTTAAAATCTTTATGTTGTTACCATTTACATCAATAGTATCTATCGCTATTTTAAATACCTGACCTTTCTTCCACCCGTTAGTGGAATCATCAATGTATATATCTAGGCTACTATTTAGTGACTCGTTGTTTAATATGTTATTTAGACTTAATCTATTAGTGTAAAGGTTTAATTTAGCCCATACTCCATATTGATTAGCCTGTGAATTATCAAATAAGCTAATTGATGTTAAAGCTCCAGTTGTAATACCAGAAGCAATATCCCATTTAAATAAATCAGATACTACATAGCCTTCAATTTCATTATTAACTTTAATTTTACCAGGTATTGATTTATCAACCGTAGTACCTTTACCCGCAAATATTACATCTGTATTATATTGTAATTCTACTGGAATAGTTCCATCTATTAATTGGTTGATCTTACCATGTGCATTATTAATTAAAGTTAATAGTGCATCTGAATCCTGTAACTGTAATGAAGCCGCAGTAAAGTCATCTTCTAATTCTTTTATTCTTGCTTCTAGTTGAGCAGCTTGAGCTGTTCCTAAAATTATATTTTCTAAATTAGTAAATCTATCTGCAAGTGCGCCATATCTATTATTAGCTTGTAATAGTAGATCAGTGGCATTCTCAAGCGCTGTGGTTGTGTCCATGAATAAATCCATAGAGAATGTAGTGAAATCATTTACACTAGTCTCAACACCTACGTTATCAAGAGATGAATTGAATTTAAGATTTAACTTTAAAGAATATGCATTACCATTTAGGCCTGTTACTTCGTTAGGCTTAAATTTAATTTGTTCATGTATTTTTGAACCAGGTCCTGGAGAATCTGTAATATCATCTAGTATTAAGATACCATATAAATTTGTAGATCTATTAGCAGGTACAGAAGAGCTATATAAATCATAATATACTAAAACGGCATTAAATCTGAACTGTTGTCCAGTTTTTGAATAATCCAATAGTGACTTAATGTCTGGATTATTTTGAATCTGCTCATAAGCAGCAGTGTCCCAATCAATTTGTACAGAATTTGTAGCATTTGTTTGTACATCATAATATGGTCCTGAGTTCAGGGTCCATTGATCTACAATAGGTAATAAGTCAATGTTAGGATCTGGGTGTGTTTGTCCCTCTCTACCTTCTATATTTACAGCATTTACATCGCTAGGATATAACTTAGTTGCTGTTGTATTATAGTCAGTGGGCTTAAATAACACTTGAGGAGTATAACCTACCGATGTTGGCACGTTAATATAGACTTCATGATAAGTATTACCTTGGTATGCAACGTCATTCTCTGCGTCGATGCTACCTAAATATTTTACTACTCTATCATAGTTCGCTCCACCTAAGATCGCATTATCATTCTCAGCATAATCACCAGTCGAAGATTCGTTAGAATCTGAAGGTCTAAAATCAATTGCCCCTAAAGAAGATAACCATTTAAAAAAGATCTTTTCTGAATCTGATTGCAGTAAGATCGGATCATAGTCATCATCGTTTAAAAGAAGTTCTTCTAAATTTAATGCGTAATTTTGGAATGTTTGTGCGAAATCCACATTCGGCATACCAGCGACATACGGTTGACCAGAAGGTTGCTTTAGATTTAATTGAAAATCAATTGCATTTTGGCCATTTGCAGACTGTGTGAAATCAGGTAAATCTAGTAAAGCATATTTACTAAATTCAAAATTGATGTCAGCACTATTGAATGCTCGGGTAATGTCTCTTGCCGATGAAGCAAATGCATACATCGTGCCGCCTTGCGGCTGTGGTATTCTAACTAACGGAGTTGCCATCTACAGTTTCGGTTTTGTTTAATTTATACTATCGTTGCTTTGTGAGAAGCTACTACGTACCATTTTGCATCAAAGGATCTAAGTGTAACTGTTGAGTTAACTGCGTCCAATGTAATACTTGTTGCTTGTAAAGAAGCTCCAGTATTTGCACCTAATGATAGCGATGCTGATGCCACACTTATGAATGTTACTTCTTGTCCATCGACTCCTACAGGAACCACGAAGTTGGTATCAATAAAGTATGTGCCTTTATCTAGAACACTTGGTGCATCGTTTGTTGCTGCATTTGTTGCAGAACCAACAACACCAGACTTGATGATTGAACCACCAAGATTAATCGAGCTAGAAAAAGTTGCAGCAGTAGCAACAGTTGCACCGTTAGTATTTACAACAAATAATGTTGTTCCGTCTACGATACTCAGTTGTTGTGCTGTAGCAGATGTTAAACCGCTTAAGACTCCAGTCACAGGGTTTAAAAGAGCTGTTACAGATGCTAATTCGTCATTCAATAATTCGAAATTACTATTGATAGTTGGTCTCGAAGATGATACCGAATCTGTACCTAAAATTTCAGTAATGTTTGCCATTTTATATTTATTTTACTTTTAACATGTTGCGTTTTACAACGTTCTTATTTCCATACGTGTCTTCAGCTTCCAGTTGTATCGAGTATTCACCCGGTTCCTGAAAAATGTAAGTAAGCCACATATTATTATAGTATATATCATTGATTTCTGGGTTAGTTATATTGGTGATAGTCCATATTGGCTTTCTAGCACCAGGAAACTTAGAAATGTCAGTTGATATAGTTAAATGCGTTGATCTTTCGACCACAGCATAATTTTTAAATACTTTTACGTTATCCCATGTTGGATTATAGTGAACCACATGGACCTCTCCGCTTATTGCCGAAGTAGGAGATTCTGTATCTATTGTAACAGATTCAAAATCATACGTTTTTGAATACTCTTGTCCACTGCATATAATATAGTAAAACTGATCATTAGTATCTATGTCATTATCAGAGTCTATATCTTTAAATACAGGGTTATAGTTAAATTTTGAAATCACAGGATCTATTGATGCCTCTAATTCATTTGCAATTAATTTCCAACCGTCTACATCATTTACACCAGTTGGTGTTGGAGATATAATCGTATGAGAACCTATTCTTTCTACGCCAGTTGTTGGGTTCTTGTGTGTAATTGCTAATATATCACCTTGTTCAATCCAATCTATTTTAAAAGATGATGTTAAGTCTGGTCCAATTCTTAAGTTCTCCCACCAGTTATGCACGGTATCTTTCCATCTGAAACTACACTCGTCCCATTGATAAGGCCCTGTTGTTTCTGAATATCCAGTATCTGAAAACACATCACCAAATCTACTAACTGTAGAAAATCTAACACCTTGATCCTCTTCAAAATGCACATAGTTTGCTCTGTCTAGGGTTTGGTATAAAGTTGCAATAGTATCTTCTACCTTTTGGGTATTGTCTTGTGGCATATCCCAGTAACCTCCAGACATATCCCAGTCTAAAGATTTAAGATTCCATGGAGTTGTATTACCCTTTGCATCAGTTTCTAACCATTTGTAAACTCCGTATAATTCTAATTCTTTTAATTTAACTTCAAATAGATCTGATTTCTTATAGTAAGACATGTGTCCAAATAAATCATACATTCTCATCTCTACTGTGTAGCTTCCAACGTATGGTAAAGTAATTGGTAATCTTTTATAGTCATCAACAACAAGTCCATTAGCATCTAAGTAATCAACAGGTCCTCTATATTCTTGATGAAAATCATTTGGTCCGTCAATAATCCACTCAATTTCATAAACCCATCTTTTATACCAGTTGTTCCAAGTTACTTTTAAGTTCTGGTTTGCATCAACTGCATCATCCCATACAAAAGTAGCCTCATCCCAAATATCATCCCAAGACTCTGTAGAATCTAGAATAACAGGACAGCCTATTGGTATATTAGTTTGTGAAAAGTTTTGGTTATATGATTCTATTGATCTATCATGATAAGAATCATAAAAACTTTCAAAGACACTTTTTTCTTCAGATCTTTGAATGTTTGTTAAATTAGCCTCGTTACCAACACCTAGTGTTAGGAATGTATCATAACTACTAGCTGCATCATCTTGATCTAATGTTGATTTTAAAACCATTGAAGTATCTTCAATAAAAAGATCTCTATCTCTTGGCCATATATCAAATTTAACCCTATGTCCCTCTGTAAAGAATCCAATTGGATTTTGAATCTTCCACATGTTTACATTCTTTTGAGTAAAATAGTCACCCTCTCCTGTAATATCTACTATCTTAGCTTCTAATGGTAAGAAATCTCTTTGTAATCTATTCTTTAAACCATATAACTTAATTAAGACTTCTTCTGGTGTGAAATCAAAGACCTCATCAACATTAGCAAAATCCCATTGATCGAAAGTTCCGTTAGGTTCATTTAGTCTATAAACTAATGAAAACCTACTAGTTTTCTTTTGTGTTTTAGAAGGTACTTTGAATCTTAGTCTCTTTCTAGTCATTTCACCTCTAACAGATGAGTTAGGTACTGGGATTGCATGTAACTTACCAAAGGTTCTCGATGAGTTATCTACATTAATCCAGTATTCTTTAAGTGTAATCTTATCATAGCCAAAGAAATCAATAGCATTTAAGATTGCTTTATATGTCCCAACAAAAGGTTTAATGTTATTAAGTTCTAATAACATTTCTTTTCTCTTTTGGTTTAATAGTTGATAATCAGGATGCATCTCAGAAATATCATGAGACTTAAAAATCATAAAGTCTTCTGCTTCTAATGAAGCACCTAAGTTACCTAGTAAGATTTTTAGTCTTTCATCTTCTGCTTCAACTTCTCCATAAAACTCTATTCTTGCTACAACTAAATCTCCAGCTTTAATCTGTAAAATTCTTTTATGAATACCAGGATTTTCAGAAGATACTGCAATATTAATTTGTATTCCTGAATTTAAGTTGTTATTAATAGTCTTTAAGTAATTAGCATCTTGTGAAACTATTGTATCAGAAGGTCCAAATCCCCATGATTGGGTTTTAAGCTCTTTTACAAAAGCATTGTTAGTATCATCATATCTCATACCATACATGATGACATCTTTAGATTGGTCAACTCTTAAGTTTTCCCAACTAAAATCTAATGATGTAAGTATACCATCAGGAGAAAGAGGTTTATTAATAACAGCATCGCCATTATACAAACACTCTTCTAAAATGAATAGGTTTACTGTTTCATATAGATTAGTAGATACCTCAGGGAGATATACTTGCCCTTCCCATATACCATCTTCATCCTGAACTAATTGTAGTTCTGATTGCGTACCGTTAAAGAATCTTAAATTATTCCACATATTATCTAGTTCTTTCGTCGTCTTTTTCTACCGTAAAGTTATTAAAATTCTTTAAAGATCTAACCTGATCTAACAGCGCTAAAAAATAATCATTAACAAATAAAAGAAATTCTCTCATTGTTTGATTTCTCCTAATATGAGGAGATACTTGTTTATTAATTAAACCATGTTTCTTGTAATCATACTTAACGTTAACGTTATCATCTTTCCTATGTTTGGAAATCTTGTATAATCGCTTACGTTTATATACTAATAGATCTTTAAATAGACTCATTATCTTATAGATTTTCTATTTCCAGCCTGTACTCTAGTGTAAATAGTTCTAGGTACTGGTGTTGCATCAAAGTTAATTGAAAGAGCTGCTTCGGCATTCATTAATGCATCATCAACAATTTCATCACCATCTCTATCTTGCCAACCTCCTCTGAAAACTGCAACTTCTTCTTTATCCATAATAATATCTCCCCATTCATCTAGTCCAGCTTCAGAATATGGAATAACAGTTGTTTCATCAACATCCACAGTTTTAACTTCTTCTATTTGTTTAAAGAAAATATATTTTTGTTTACCGTTACCTATATCTTCTAAAACTACTGGCTCTTGTGGTACTACTGTTACGGTCGTAGACACATAATATCCTAACCTTCTTGCAGTCTCTTCTGTTTCAGATATAAATCTTACATTAACAGCATCAATACCTTCGATTGTTTCTAATATGTAAACAATATCCGATTTAGGTAGTTTATCTCTTCTTGTAATGTTTAACATATAATCACTTACAGCTCTTCTAACGTTAACAAATATTTCTTGTTTTGTATAACCTTCAAAATACCTGATATTAATATCCATGCTGTATTTTCTAATTTTAGGTTTTACAAATACTACTTCAGTTGTAACCATTTGCTGACCACTATCCTGAATCACTTGTGACATCTTGTCGTATTCATTTTGATCAAAGAACATTTCATTTATTGGGATTGAAAAATAATCTTGATCTGCTAATAACTTTCTTCTAGCATCTGGAATTGCGAAAATATAAATTACATTATCATCATCTAAATACTGGTCCTCAGTCGTGTTGTAAGCGTCCACATACGAGAACATTCCATATCTTGATAGGAAATACTCATAGTTATCTGGAGTCGCTAGAACGTATGATTTAGACGCTAGAGGTGCCATTAACTTAGTAAACTCAACTGATTCTTTATCAGCTCCCATTTTAGGAGACGAGGTTACTGTTACTTCTAAATACTCATTTAAATCAAACGAGTCTCCATTTGAATCATCTCCTTCTGCATCCCATTTAAAAATAATATCTTGTGCATCGTCTAAGTTACCTTGAAAACCTGCATGCTTAATATATTCTACCTCTATTAAATTACCAGAGCTTGGTATTGCACCAAAGTTACCAGTTCCAAAATAAACATCAAGCCCACCGGAAATACCAGTCTTAAGAATATATGCCTTTTCGTTATTTAATAGATCGTACATTGAATCGTGTTTAGTCCACTTTTCACCGTTAACTGAAACGCTAACTTTAGAATGATCTGTTAAAGAACTTGTTTGTATATTATATGATTGCATTGATTCTCCAGTTCCAGTAAAGGTTTGCTTTTCAAATTTACCCTGAACAACTGCACATTTTATAGCATACTTGTTTGACTTTTCTAGTCTAAATTTATCTTGTGATGTTAATAGAGTATAAACTAATCCGTTTAATTCACATTTTAATTCTGATCTTGCATCAATATTTAATCCTGTGCCTGCAATTTTACCAAGATCTGATCCAATCGCCCATTTAAATTCAACTTCACCAGTTGCTGCAAAGCCTCTTGTTGCATCATGGCCTGTTAATCTTGAGATACCATAAATAGATTCTGGTTGTTGTGCAGTATATATGTTTTGCTCTACTAAAGAATCCTCTACATAGAACATTATTAACTCACCAAGTTCAGCCATGACAGAAATAATCTGAGCAAATGGAGATGCTTCAGTGAATAGAGTGTTCGCACGCTTGTAAACTCTTGCGATATATGTTCGAGCATCGGTCTTGATTTGATCAGCCGATGTTCTTAGTGTGCTTAAAAATTTTAGTTCTGCCATTAGTTATTTATCTTAAATTTACTTTGATTTGGTACTCGTTGTTAACAGTAATATCAATAAACGCCATATCTCTAACTACACCCTTCATAAACTTAACGCTTACAGTAGTTTTGTACTTTGCTGATAGGGGTACGAAATTTGCCAGTTGGCCCTGTATTTCATTTTTAATTTGAAATTCATTTTGACCTAAACTATATACAATATCTTCTAAGTTACAACCAAATCCTGGAGCACCTAAAACATCTCTCTTTCTTGTGAAAAGAACTGTTTCTATCTGAGCTAGTAACTGTTCAATTTCACTTACGTTTTGAACAACTCCCGTCTGATAATTAGGGTCTCCTATGTATTTTATATAAAAATCCATTTATATATGTATTCTACTTTTTATGAGTGGAACATCCAGTCCACTCCTTCGTCTCCCTTTATCTCCTCAATAATTGACTCTAATTCGGTGTCTCCCATGTCTTTTATTGCGTCGTAGTCGAATTCCACATTACCAGGTAATGCAAACTTAAAAATACCAAGCTTAGCGCCTAGTGATTGCTTAATCTTAGCAGAACAATATCTAAAAAAGATTTCGTCGTCAAATAGTGCACAATCCGGAATCGTTTCATACACATCAAGTATTAGATCTCCCTTCGGAGTATCTCCCATTATCTTTAACTCTCCAGTCAGTCTAGAGTATTGAAAAGAAATTGGGTTTTCTAAAATCTGTCTAGCCATATCTGCTAAAGACTGATTTAGTACATAATATTCTAATTCTTCTGCAGATTCTGCTGCTCCAGATCCGTCGTACATTCCTCTGAATAACATCTTCTCTACTGAAAAGTCTCCACCGCTTTGAAATCTAATATCTAATCCACCGCCAGTTGAATTCCAACCAGATGCAATATCATGTACTCCAAATACTGAAAATACAGATCCAGATCCATCTACATTTGCTCCAGGTAAATTTAATGTTCTATTCTTTTTAAAATAATCAGTTTGAAATATCGAGTTTGGCACGTGATAATAATTTTCTAGTACAGAATCTTCATATTGTTTATAGAACCACTTCTTAGCTCTTTTAATAATATTTAATATTTCTCTCTGTGGTAAATTTACTGGGACCATACATGCTCCAGTTAGCTCATCACCAAGCTCTTGTAAAAATGCGTTTAAACAACCATCGCTGAAACTTCTTCCAACGTTTAAGTTATTTTCATTACCGCTTCTAATTTCACTCATTTTATGATTTTATTTTTTTACTTACCACAACTTCAGTATCATCTGAGAATCTAACATGAGGTCCGACCCCACCTTCTCTAAAAATTCCACCTTCCATTTTACCTTTAAAAATACCGTCTCGCCCAAAGACAAAACAGTTTTTTACTGTTACACTACCGTGCACAAAACAAGATTCTATTTTAGAATCTATAACTTGGCACCCTTTATATATTTGTGATCTTAATACTTGTGCTCCGTTTACGTTACCACCATATATTTCACTATTCTCTATGTTACCTGATAGCTCACAATCAATAAACTCAAAACCATCTAGCAAATATGCGGTTTTAAACTTACCGTCTTTAACTTGGACAGTTGAATAGTCTGAGTCATAGTTAATAATACCCTCTTCCATTGTGCCGTTTGATAACAATTCTAATACTTTATGTTTAAATCTATCCCACTGTACGTTAATTACCGTAGGATCTGATTGTAAATCTACTAATATATCTATCTTAGGCCAATACTTATTTACGGCGGTATAGTCCCTTAACATTTTCATTAAGGGTTCGTTCTTTCTTAAAATACGTTGTAATTCTATTTTATTAGCAGAATTAAACTTTGGATCTCTACAAGACCTCCAAATTGCTAAGATAAATCTATCCGCTAAAGTTAAAATATCTTCTTGTCTCTTTTCGTAATCTTTACCTCCAATATATCTAAACTCTAAATAATTACTTTGAGCCTTTTCAAAGTTAATACCATAATACTTAGTATTAGCAAAGGTAAAGTTGTCCTTATTAATTAAATCAGCATTATAGTAAAACGCTTCATGTTTAGGCATAATCCATTTAATAGACTTCGCATAAGTAGAATCTTCTCTATTTGGAAAATACTTATACACACGATCTTCGTCAAACTCAAGTATGAATTTCAACACGTCCATGTGCTGTATCATATTTGGATCTTCTAAGAAGTCTGGATTAAAAGACATATTAAGGTGGATAGATGCTCGATCAGATGTATAGCCGTTTTCACGAATCCATCCTAACATTTTAACAATAACTAGTCTAGCGTTTCTATAAGGCATTGGACCTGTCACAAGTTCAATTAGCCCTGCACCACCTGACATATCAGGTTCCATTTTAAACACTTCTGCGGATGGCACGAAATCTGAATGAGCCTTTTCTTCTAATTGAATCTTTCTGCCTAATAGTTTAGATACAGACTTTACAGTCTCTTCTAGTTCTAAATTAGAATAAAACTCAAATTCGATGCCCATTTGGCTAGCAGCTAATACTTCCTGCCTTACTGAATTACTTTTTAACTTTTGCATTAATTAAGAGTATGATATTACTTTTCAATATATATCAAACTCTGTGGCAATAGTTATTGGGGTAGTTTAAGAAACACCTTCATTGAGTCTTCATCAATCCTAGTAATCTGTACTTCGATCTCATCTCCAACTCTATAAGTGTCTAATATATCACCTGGCAATTCACTAACATGTAGTAATCCTGTCACACCGTCTTCGATGTTTACAAATACTCCATATTCTTTTTTAGTCTTGATTTTAGCCTTAACAATAGATGGTATTGAATATCTAGTAGATATATTAATCCAAGGATTTACCGAAGTATTTTCTTTTTGAGTTAATGTAATCTTATTGTTAGTAATAATATCTTTTACAAAGAAGTTAATTGGTTCACCTGGTTTAATATCCCTAGCTTTAAATTTAGCTGCAGTAGCTTCATCAAGTTCATTTGTGTGGATCATACCAGTTAAACATTTATTGAATTCAACAAATACTCCGTATTTTGCAGTACCTGTTACTAAACCATGTTTAGGTTCATCAAGAGTTTCTTTTAATTCATTAATTGAACTTGGTATTAGTGCTTGTAAATATTTTCTATGTGAAACTACTAACGTGCCTCGATCTGGTGAGAAACTCACTGGAACAACATATAATTCTTCTCCAACGATAGAACTAAAGTCTGACAATTTATTAATACCTGCAAGTGATCCTGGCATAAAGCAATCTACGCCTTGTACTTTTACAATATAACCACCATTTTCAATCATGTTATTTACTGTACCGATCCAAGCAGTATTGCCTTCGTCGATCGCAGCTCTAAGATCCATGAATGTTTTATGTTTTACACCACCAGTAATAGTACCAGTTAATGTACCTTTAGTTTCTGTAATTAAAACTGCAGTTTCTGCTCCTGGTAAAAGTTGTCTAACCTCATCAGACTCTTTATTAGCTTTAACATAAACTAGTTCTCTGTAGTTAATGTCTATTGTAATGTATTCTTCGGTTACTCCATGTATTGTACCGTCATGTATTTCACCTATAAACAATTCAGGTTTAATATTCTGAGTAGAACCTTTCATGATGTCGTATAACTCTTGAGCATAGGGCTCACGAGAGAATACTTGATCTCCGTCTTGTGTCTTAATATGTGGATTTGGTTTTCGGGATGCTGTTACGCATGTTGCTTCATAAGCTTCCCATTTGAATTCCCCTGCTTCATCATAAAATTCTGAAAAGTCGTTACCATCATCTTCTTTCTTTTCGGTAACTTCTTGGGTTGGAGTTTGAACTGTTTCTTTTACTAGTTCTACGGTTGTTGCCTCTTGGGCTGAAGTGTTTATTCTTCGTCTTTTTTTGTCTGACATTTATTTTTTATTTAAAAGGTATTAACATATTATATATCTACTCAACCACGCGTTTTATCCATGCGCTTCTCGTCTAGTTTTTAGGGTTTCGTATAAGTTATCTATCTAGCTCAAAAAAGTTGGCTTTTTCTGCAAAATAAGTACCAAATAATTTTTTTATGTCAATTATTTTTCGTATATTAGTACTGTAATTAAAAACAAACAAAAACTATGTATATTAAAGAACACAACTGCAAGATTATGGAAACAACAACTTTCTCAATCGAACAAAACATTAACGGTAAAATGCACAAATTCTACACTAGCGATTATGGCTTTAAATGGGATGTAGAATATGATTATAGAGTAATCACTAAATGTACTGCCGGTTTCATGACTATCTCTGATGGTAAATCTACTCTTCAAAATTTGGTTAATAGATACCAAAAGAATGCTCTTCAAACAATTGAGATCAAGTCTCTTAAATCTGATACCTTCCTAACAGCCCTAGCTCTTAAAGCTAATAAATTTGTAACGGTAGCAAATTGCATCCTTGAGAATATTGAAATTGGAACTATTCACAGTTCATTCCCTAAGATGGCTGATCACGGTCACTGGAAAGCAATTGGCTCTAAGACTTGGGCCGATAACGCTTACAAATTAGAAGATTCATTTAAAAATATAAAACTCGTAGCCTAATGAAAGATCAATTTAACTATAAAAATATAGAATGTAACGGTGTTGGTGGCCATGGCTACCAAGCCGTTCTTAAACACAAAGACGCAATTCAAGAAATTTGCCAAGACGTTAGAGACCTACTCGGCGACAGGCTTTGGGATAAAATGATTAAACATAGTAAAGCAACTGGCAGAGATGCTTCATTGGGCTATCATGCAGGAACTAGGTTTACAAATGTAGAGGACAATGCTTATAGACTTATCACTGGAATCGCAAGACATACAGCAGAGTATATGCCAAACAGTGAGTTGCTTGAGATGCACGTAGGAGCCATTCTACCGATGTTAACTATGGATGAAAAGGTTTATATGGTATTAGATGCTCTTAGAGACTGCGCGGGTGCAGACCATTGGTACACCTTCGAAAAAGACTGGGGTTAAAATACTACTGGTACAAAACCAACCATCGGCACTGGACCGACCGGCGTTGGAATACCACCAAGATATAAGAGTTTAAATTCAAGTAGATGCAGGGCATAAGCTCCTGCAACTGCTGTTGATGTTGCAAATGCTGGCGGTTGAGTCATAGGTACTTTATTAAAGACTTTACCGGTATTCCATGCCTTTCTTAAATTGTTAGCAAGTCTATTTGCACTTCCATAATAGATTGGAATATAAAGACCTCCTAATGGAGCATTAATCATTGCTGGTAGAGCTGCTGGCATTGGACCAAATGGTTTAACAATACAAGCATACCAATAAGCAATTGTAACTCTTGCCATCATCATATAAGGATCTCCGCTAAAAGATTTACCACCAGGCGTAGTTCCGCTAGGTTCCCACGGATGGTCAACTGCTAACATATCCTCTTCACATCCTGCTGCTGCATTTTTAGCACATTTAGCTTTATAGAATTCAAATTTAAATAGAGTACCTTCTGGTTTAGGATCTATCTTAAAGAATTCTGCTTGAGCGTCTGGTTTTGTAGAGGCTGCTCTTAATTTTGCTTCAGGTACTTTAATCCAATGTTGTTTCCACTCAGAATCTTCATATTTGTTTTTAACCCAACTTGTAGTCTTTATATACTTATTCTCACCTCCACTAAGAGTATCAGTATTTCCTCGACCAAATATAACTTTATTAATATCACCAACATACGGCGTGCCACCAGTTCTCTTATTGGGATAATATGTAAATGTTGCCACTACATTAGATGTTAGGATCTTAGGCCTTTGGCTATCTTCCTCAAAGTCATAAGGTACTTGTAATTTATATTGATTAATAGGACAAAAATCTGGAGATATACTTTTACCTGATCGATCCTTTAACGTAGGATATTGAATTGGTTTCGTAGGGCCTCTATAAAACCTTTTCTTTGTTGCAGAATTAGTGCCAAACATATACCCATCATTTTCATTTACTGGATGTGCCTCTAACAAAGCACTTTTTACATATCTAGAAACCTGATCAGCTAATTTCTTCCAATCATATCCTGCGTTTGTAATATCCGTTCTAACTCTAGGGCTAATATTTTGGTATCTTTGATTTCCATTGTAGCGCAGTTCATAACTCTCTTTTCCTAAATGACATGCCCATGTAAAGTAATCCCACCTTTCTGCTGCATAATTCATAAACTCATATCCCAATAAAATTCTAGTAGCAAAGATAATCTCTAATTCTTCTTGAGTCTCTGTGCCTAGTAGGCATGGAAATTGATAAAACTTAAATTTACGTAAATTATACTCAGACTTTTTTTCATCCACAAATTTATTAAATGCTAATGCATTCTTTTTTCGTTCCTCCTCAAGTTCTTCTTCAGTTGGCGGAGCATCAACATCTGGACAGAAATCAGCGTACGCAGGATGAGACTCTTTACCCATTTCTGTTAGATTACCATCTTCGTCATATTGATCCATCATTGGTATATCTCCCTCTTTTAATAATCTTTCAAATGCAATACCATAACCTTCTTTTAAGATTAATTCAGCAAGACCGTTATTTTCATGAAACGCACCAAATGGTGTTTGAGCTTTTGGGGCTCCTTTTACTGCATCAATATAATGTTGAGCAACTGCTTTTCCAAAATCATAACGCCCGCTTAGTGGTGCAAGATTAATAGCGTTTATCATTCCAGCTGGATTTGTAGTTAATTGTCCATTGAGGGGATTTCCAGGAGCAATAGATTTTATTAAATCTCCGGATGGGGGAAATATAGGCACTTGATCAGTTCCAACCTTTGGTAGTGGATATGAAAGTATCGCTCCACCTGGTTTAGTAAACTGCTGACTCATTATTGTATTAGCCAGATCAGGAATAAATTTGGGCCACAGTGCAGGCATAGTTACTTATTCTTTTGTTGATACTTAATATGTGTGCTAGATAATTTTGCAACAGTTGCCGGTGTTGGTGGCATCGGTGGACCTGATGGTCCAACTCCTGTTGGATGGATATGTGCATTGTAATCATCTAATAGAGCTTGTAACCAATCTTGTAAAGACTGACCTCTTACTGCTGGTTCAGTTTCATCTGCTCCGCCTTCTCCTGTATTAGATACAAATATATCTCCACAATCCATAAAAATCTTATTATCAGTTGAGATCTTAATAATGCCTTCTTCGTCTAATTGAATGATAGGTCTTTCTTTTTTACCCTCGCCTCTTGTAATGACTAGGCCATCTTCTGGTGAGTGGTAAATTCTTACGTTAC